AAGGCTCGCTCAATATGACAAAAGCGGCATGGCAGAATCTTGTTGCTGGCTTTGCTAATCCCGACGCCGATATGGGTCAGCTTATGGATAACCTTATTGTTGCAATACTTGGCGACAAGAAAGGCGAGGGCTTACTCAATCAGCTTGTACCAGCGGTTAAACGCGCAATAGAGGGCATTGGCACATTTATACAAGCGGCGGTTCCGGCGTTAGCTGACAATCTGCCGAGCCTTATACAGTCGTTTGTGCCTGTCCTCATACAGTCAGCGGTGACCCTTGTAACAAGCATTGCAAAAGCGTTGCCGGGCATATTTGAAACGCTGGCAGAAATGGCACCCGAACTTATCGGAATGGTCGTGGACGGACTTGTTTCGGCGATCATATCGACAGCACCTATCTTGGTAAAGCAAGCACCGAAACTTGTCATCGCCATTGCAAAAGGAATTTTGAATAGCGTAAAGACAGTAGGCGCAGCGGCAAAACGGTTATTAAACACGCTTGACAATGCGATATACAACGGCATTATTGCGGCTGGCAAGAAAGCGGGTGCAACTATCAAAAAAATACCCGCAGCTATAAAAGCGGGGCTTGGCAATCTGCGAAGCGTAGGCAGCAACCTTATCGAGGGCTTATGGGGCGGCATCAAGGCAAAATTTGATGGCGTTATAAGCCGAGTCAAAAGCCTCGCGGTGGGACTTCCGGCAGCTGTTAAAAAGGTGCTTGGCATAGCGTCCCCGTCAAAGGTGTTCCGCGATCAGATAGGAAAAAACATCGCGCTTGGTATCGCGGCTGGTATTGAGGACGGCGAAAGAGATGTAAGAACTGCGCTCGACTCGCTGACAAATGCTACGATAGATGCCGGAGCAGCGATAACGGTTTCCGGCACAGGGGCACTCCCTACAAGCAGAGGTGGCGACGTATTCAATATAAATCTTGGATATAACGCAGATGCAGATGCAACGGATATGCTTCGTGATCTTGCAAGAGGTGTTCAGAGATATAGAATGGCGGGAGCGATTTAATGGCAACAAGCATAACTGGCAAACCGAATAAGAAAGTCACCAACTTAACAACGCCAACCAGAGGTAACAACAACAGAACTATGACCTCATCGTGGAAAGTTCCATCTGCGATGACTAAATCGGATAGCAAGACAAGGGCTACCAACTTAGTTGTTACTTGGAAGTTCAACATAGGCGGAGTGGTCAAGAAACTCGCCAAGACATATGGCACAGGCAAGACGTCATCATCAGTTAATCTGAGCAGTCTTTCCATTGGAAACACATCGTACACAAGGAGCTCTTTTTATCCTAACAATGCAGATAAGAAACTCACGAGTGTAACGATAGCAGTACAGGGTAAGAACGCTAAAGGCAAAGGTGAATCTGCTACACAGACAAGAAAGTTCTATACACCGAGAAAGCCTGTAGTAGAGTTCATAACATTTGAGCCGTCAACTGGTCATTGTGCTACAAGAATCACTACCGATGCTGGCACAGACCACTATGAAAGATACGACACGTATTACAGAGTGACTGTTACAGATGCTACTGGCGAGACCTTTGTGCCAGCAGATAATGAAGGCGTTACTGTAACCGTTGGCCAGACTGAATCCTATAAAGGAGAAGGCGCGGAAACCAGTACGGACTTTACTGTTGAATATGACCCAAGTGGGTATCAGAGTCTAACTGACGACCAACATATCAAGGTTGAGATAAGCGCATGGTCAAGAGGCTATGCTGGTGATTCTTTGCCAGTAACACAGACCTATTATGTGTCAAAGCCAAAGCCAGCGACCATAAGTAATGCAAGAGTATCGTCTAAAGAATCTACTGGCATAGTAACGATTGATGTAAACACCAACCAAACGGAAGAGCACCCAGTAGATACAGTTAAACTGCAATATCTTCACAACGTACCATATGAAAAGGCTGAAGATATTCCAGCACAGCTCCCTTCGAATTATCAATGGGAGGATAGCGGTATAGAGGACAACGGAGGTTGCACAGCTATGTCTATGCCGATTGCTGGTATAGTTCCAGACAGAGGCAACTATACGTGGCTGAGAGTTAGAAGTTCTCATGCCAATGATGCAGTCCTTTATTCGTACTCGAACTACATCAACATAGCTGACCTTGAAACGCCAGCCGCAACACAGTTAGACCCAACTATAACGATTGTATCTATTGCGTCTGGTGCTGGTGGAGAGTCGGCTGTAGTACAGCTTGGGTGGAACGCTGATGGAACTGACGACTCTACAGGCACAGAGCTTTCGTGGTCTGACGAAGAAGATACTTGGAAGTCTACCAAAGAGCCGGAGAAATTCGAGTTCACTTGGTCTGATGGCAAATATCCGCCAGAGGGAACTACACAGTATAACGATAGTGCGGAAATAGTTATCAAGGGACTGACTGAGGGAACGAAGTATTATGTTCGTGCTCGAAGATATTATGAGGGAGAAACCACATCGTATGGCAACTACTCTAATACTGCCACGGTGCTTACGAGTGAAAAGCCAAGTTCGGTAGTAGCGACTTGCGATAAGTTTGTTACTGCTGGAGAGCCGTTGTCGGTCTACTGGACGTTTAGCGGAAACGGACTTCAGCAACGCTGGCGCATCGAAGACTCCAACGGCACAAACATAGCAAACGGCGAAGATACGTTCGGCGCGACACAGATCAGCTGGAAAACGCTGTCAGACTTTGCGACTAATAACTCGATAACATTCAGAGTTTGGGTGTCTACGGGCAGCGATGAGAAAGAAAGCGGATGGCGCACAGTAACTATTCGCGAAAAGCCTACACTTACACTTAATGCGCCTTCGTCGTTAACGGCACAGCCATACAGCTTTACGGCTACGTCATCAAGACCGTGCGACCTTGTTGTTATTGTTACGGCACAAGGCGCATCGGGTCAATTTCCCGACGGATACAAGACGCAGATTGACGGAGATACGATACACAGCGATGTGTACCCTGTTGCGTGGCAGAATGGCCCTGCGACGGTAACGCTCCCGACAGGGCTGGACTTTTGGGACTTGGGCGGCTATATGCTGTCCGTTGTGGCTGTTGACAGAGAAACAGGGCTGCGTTCAGATCCACAAGAAGTTGCGTTTACAGTAGCTTGGGCTAACAAGGCAAAAGACCCTTATGACTTCGTAACTCTTACTCCTGTAGATACTGTTTCGGAAAATAATGAGCACATACAGGGAGTACAGATAGAGCTCACCCCACCTACTGGCTGTAGAGAGACAGATGTGTACGATATTTACAGAATGGATGGCTTAAAGGCGAATCTGATTTCTGGAGATGACGGCTATCCTCTGACCTATACATTCATAGATGAATATGCGCCGTTTAGCACGGACGGAGAACTGTTCTATAGGATAGCTCTGAGGACTGTTGATGGCGATGTAGAGTACGCTGAAAAGCCGTATACTCTCTCAAGTGAAACTGTAAGGTTCGACTGGCAAGGCGGCACATTGGAACTCCCTTATGGCATTTCCATAGGTGACACATACAAGAAGTCTGTTGAATTTAGACAGCACATGGACGGTAGCGTAGATGGATACTGGAATCCGAATATCGAGCGCACAGGCTCTTACAGCTCGTCAATCATCAAGCTGATACAGCCAGAGGAAATAAACCTCGCGAGACAGCTTGCGAGATATGCGGGTGCTGTATTCGTTAGGACGGCTAATGGAAGTGCATTTACGGCAGATGTACAGGTAACGGATTTGTCAGTAAAGAACAAGGCTGTTACTGCAATAGCTGTTGATGCTACGGAAGTTGGCATGACAGATGAATTTATGCTACCAAGCCCATATGAACTCGGAGATTGATAATGGACTGGACTAAATCATACACTTCAACTTGGAGAGTGTTTAGGGTAAACAGAAAAACATGGGCTGACGGAGAAGCACTTAAAGGCGTTGATAGCGCAAGCGTATCAAGAACTGCTGACGGTAGGATGCTTGAATCTGGAAGCCTTGAAGTAACAGGAAACTTCGATACTGATTACTACAGAATTGTAATGACCGCTAATCAAGGTGGTGAGCTTGAGAGGGTCGATGTAGCGACTCTGCTCTTTGAATCAAGCGGTGGTGCCGAGGATTTCAGAAGAACTACGCATAGCGTGGACGGATACTCAGTCTTATACCCAGCTTCGACCACCGCTGTCACACTTGGAGAATATGCGCCCGCTGGTATTGACGGTGCAAGATATGCCGCCGATTTACTGGCGAGCGCAATAAATGCTCCTGTAGAAGTTGATGGTGGATTCACCCTCAATGACCACGTAGTACACGAGCTTGGCTCATCAGTCATAGATGCTGTTTGGGCTGTGCTCGATGCTGGTGGATATGTAATACAAATAGACGGCAGAGGCGTGGTGCATATAAGACCAAAGCCTACAGAGCCGTCATT